CAGGGAATCATGCTTCCAACAGACGTTCTTCGTACTTGGAAACGTGATCTCAACTCAGCAGATGAGGCTGACTTGTTTGGCGAAGATTATCGCGGACAAGACTTCGTAGACGTACTGCGTAATGCTTCAAGCGTGATGCAGGCTGGTGCTCGTACTCTGAATGGCCTTTCTGGTGATGTCCGCATCCCCAAGAAGACAGCAGCGGCGTCAGCGGCTTGGATTGCTACTGAAGGTGGTGCTTCAACTGAGTCAGAAATGACTGTCGGCAACATTGCGATGACACCTAAGACACTTGGTGCATTCACCGATGTAACTCGTCAGCTCATGATTCAGTCAAGCATGGACGTAGAGTCTTTGATTCGTGATGATCTCGCTACAGCAATCGGTCTTGCGATTGACTTGGCAGGTCTTGAGGGATCAGGATCAAGCGGCCAGCCTACTGGTATCTTGAACACTTCTGGCATCAATAGCGTTACTAACTTTGCGGCGGCTAATCCTACCTTCGCAGAAGTGGTAACTCTTGAGACTGCACTCGCAGAAGACAATGCGCTTATGGGCAACTTGGCATACATTCTGCCAGCGGCCATGTACGGTGCATTGAAGACCACTGAGAAAGCATCAGGAACAGCGCAGTTTGTAGTAGAGCCTGGCGGCACTATCAACGGACACCGTGCGATTGTTTCTAACCAAGGAACTGCTGGAAACCTTTACTTCGGTAATTTTTCGGATTTACTCGTTGGATTTTTTGGTGGCCTTGACCTCGTCGTGGATCCATATACGGCATCAACAAGCGGAACTGTCCGTGTAGTTGCACTGCAATCTATGGACTTGGCTGTACGTCACGCTGTTAGCTTCGCTAAGGGTAACGACGGAGCGTAAGGCTAGTAGCCCGCCCTTCGGGGCGGGTTTTCTCTAAGGAGGATGTATGAGATACGAAGTAATTAAAGGTTGTGTTATTTCTGGTAAGACATACCGAGTAGGACAGGAAGTTGAGTTAGATGATCGGTTGGCTGAGTCACTTATGGGTATTGGTCGTGTTGCTCCTGCCTCTGAACCCACTACGGTTAATCGCGCTGTAGGTGCAGAAGGTTCGGACGACAAGCCTAAAGCTCGAAAGCGCACTACAAAAGCAAAAGCTAAGTAATGACTGTAGAGACGCTGGATGATCGTAAAGTCTTTGTAGCTGACTTTGGCGTGGCCTGTACTGGCTCGCCATCGGGCGGTGGCTCTGTGTCGTTTACTGCGATATATGATGCACAGCACTCGTTAGAGGAGGCGGGCGGTTTTGTAGCGTTCTCTCTTGATCAGCCGCGTCTTACTTGCGTCACGTCTCAAGTGTCTTCCTTAGCGGAGGGTGATACGGTGACAGTGCCAGTAGATTCAACGAATACCGACTACACAGTTCGTGTGGTTATGTCAGATGGGACAGGTATAACTGAATTCTCGCTGGAGAAACAATGAGCCATATCCGCACAAGAATTCGTCAGAACTTAGTGACTACGCTAACTGGTTTAGCTAATACTGGTAGTAACTGTTTTGACACTCGCGTGTTCCCTATGCACGATAATGTGCTGCCAGGGATATGCGTATACACGGTGAGCGAAACGTCTCGGTATCCGAGCATGAGGCCACCAAGAACTTTGCAGAAGAGATTATCTGCACGAATAGAGGTATACGTTAAGATGACCTCTACATACGATGAAATGGTAGATCAAATAAGCGCTGACATAGAAGAGGCGCTTCATACGGATCTAACGAGAAATAGTCTCGCGATAGATACGCGGATTGTTTCGTTTGACACTGACTTCTCGGCTAACGGTGATCAGCCCGTTATGGTAGGCAGACTCTCTTGCGAGATAGACTATCTAGCGGTTGAGGGTAGCCCAGAAGGTTAGTAAAATCGGGTTAATTACTTTTTCGTGAGGACGTAAAAATGGCTACAAACATTGGTAAGGATGGAGCGGTATACAGCGGGTCAAACGCTGTTGCTGAAATCAAAGACTGGTCTCTTGAGACTACATCAGAAGTTGCAGATGACACTGTGATGGGTGATACGTGGATGACTCACACTGCTACGCAGAAGTCATGGACGTCTTCGTTCACAGCGTTCTGGGATCCCTCAGACACTAATGGTCAACAGACTTTAGTCGAAGGTGCATCAGTAACTCTGAAACTGTATCCCACGGGTAATACTTCAACTCAGATCGAGTGGTCAGGCACGGCAACTATTACTTCGGTAAGTAAGTCTGCCTCGTTTGACGGCTTCGTTGAGGCGAGTTTTAGTGCTCAAGGGAATGGCGCAATGACTGAAGCGACTGTCAGTTAATGAGTAAATTAATTGATAGTGTAGTACAGCACTTCAGCAATCTTGGCGTTAGAGAGATTACAGTTCCAGAGTGGGATGCAACTCTCTACGTCAAGAATCTCACTATTGAGGATAAAGCGAAGTTAAATGCTCGTTCTCAAGACGACATTCACGATTATATGGTTTATGCGATCATCTTTGGTGTGGTTGATAAAGAAGGCAACGCAGTCTTCGATATTGGCGATAAGGTGAAGCTACGCCGTTCAGCGTCCTCCGCAGTCGTGGAAAGGGTCGCGAATGAAGTGCTTGCGTTTCAGACTCAGAGTGAGGAAGAGCGCGAAAAAAACTAATAGATGATCAAGGGAACCCGACTGAGCTTTACCGTGTTTACGAGCTAGCGGAACATCTTGGTCAGACTATTAGCACGGTTTTGGCAATGACGCCCACTGAGTTCCAACATTGGTGGACGTTTTTCAGTATAAGGGCGAAAAGGCAAGAACGTGAGCAATCCAGATCCAATCGTAATCCATCTTCAGGCAAAAGACGACGGGGTTAATGACCTCTTCGATAGCACCGAGCGCGCTATACGGAAGCAAAAGAAAGCCGTAGACGACACGATGCGTCGGATGAAGGAATACCACCGAACGCTTGGGATGACGAAGCAAGAGCTTGAGATTTATCGGCTCAAGCAAAATGGTGCTAGTGACGCAACTATACGCGCGGCGAAGCGTATGGCGGCTCTTACAGCGGCTAAAGAAAGAGACTTAAAGACAAATAAAAAGCTCGGCGGTAGCATGAGAATGATCCGTGGTGGCTTTGGTCAGGTAGGCCACCAGATACAAGACGTTGCTATACAAGCACAGATGGGTACTGACGCCTTTATTATCTTAGGTCAGCAAGGTGGTCAAATCGCATCAATTTTCGGCCCAGGTGGAGCGCTTTTAGGCGCATTCCTTGCAGTTGGAGCGGCTCTTTATACATCATTTAAGCCTGCTGTTGATGACTCCAAGGAGTCACTAAAAAGCATTATCAAGTCTACTAAAGAACAGACTAGAGAATTAAATTTACTTACCGAGGCTCAAAAAGCGCATGATGCGTCTCTTAAATCTGAAATCGTTGATGAGGCACGGGAAAACAACGAAAAACTAAGCAAACAGTTGAAGCACCAAAGAGAGCGATTGGTTGCGACAACTATAGCCCTCGCAGACGCAGAGGCTATGAGTAGAGCTTATAATCAAGGTGTTCTTGAATCCACCGTTGAAACAAGATTTTTTAGCGGTGCTGTTTCTGATCTTGACGCGCAAATTAAAGCAACAACGTCGGCGATGGACGATAACAGACAGGTTATTGATGATTATACGCAGGGGACAAATTCTGCGGCGCGTGAAGAGCAAAGCAGGAAGAAACGGTTAGAGGATTTAGTAAAGGGGATTGAGGAAGCAACAGTTGCTCATGTTAAAAGTTCAAGACAGAGGCAATTAGCAGAGGCGGTAGAAAATGGCGCTACTGCTGCTGAACTGAACCGCATAGCAATAGCGTATCAGGCTATTGATGCTTATAACGCTAAGGTGGAGGCTGATAAGGCTGCGGCAGATCAAGCGGCTAGAACACAAGCTGAAGCAGACAAACAAGCAAAAGCAGAAACGAAACGGCTAAATGATCTTATTAATAGTGTTAATGATTTTGCATTAGGCAGAAAAGGCGTATTAGAACGATCTTTCCAAGCTGAACTTCTAATGCTTCAGCAGGCTAGTGTTGATGCGGTAGGAACAGAGCAACGCCGTAATCAATTAATTGAGGCGTTGCGAGCAAGACATGCAGACAATCTTGCGGCGCTTGAAGGAAAGCCAGAAAAAGACAAGGTTGACACTGAAGATGAAGCGCAAAAGAAACTCATTAAAGACATAAAGGATCTTCAGTCTTTAAGGAAGCAAGCGATACGGGGAATACAGGAAGAGCGAGCGGTATTTGAGGAAGCACAGATAGCAAAAATCGCCTCGATACAAGCGGCTCGAGATGCAGAAATAATCTCAGAAACCGAAAAGAATATGGCGTTAACTGCGCTTCGACAAGCAGATCTTGAGAATCAGTTAGATTCACAGCTTAGGCTCGTAGGTGGCCTAAAGAATTTAGAGCAAAGCGCGGAAGATGCAATGATGCACTTCATTACTCAGGGTCAGAGCGCAAGCGAGGCTATGAAGATGCTGGGTCGCTCTATTATGGATGAGGTTCTTAAAGGCATCATTCAGATGGGTATAGAGCGTGTTAAGCAGGCAATAATTGCAAAACAAGTTGAGGCTGGGGCTTTGACATCGAGTGTTGCGACAAATGCAGCGGCAATGGCGGCTATCGGTGCGGCGGCGGCAGGCCCGGCGGCTTTGGTGGCAACAGCCACAGCAGGTGGAGCAACAGTGGCGGCGAAGGCTGGATTGACAAGTGCGGTAGGCTTGGCTCAAGCGCTCGCGAAGGCTGGAGGCTCTTTTGAGGGCGGTGGCTTTACGGGAATGGGTGCTCGATCTGGCGGCTTGGATGGAAAGGGCGGGTTCCCAGCCATCTTGCACCCCAACGAGACAGTTGTTGACCATACAAGGGGTCAAGGGCAAGGTATCACTATCGTCAATAATATCGACGCATCGGGCAATCAGGATGTTGACGAGAAGATCGCTATAGCGGTTACTCAGTCGTCACGCCAGACGGTAGAGCAAGTACACAATATGATGCGTAGAGGGCGTATGTAATGGCAACGTACAACTTCCCAAGCATTACTCCAACGAGTCAGACGTTTGAGCTTATAACGAACTCTAGGCAGTTTCAGAGTCCAGTAAGCGGTGCAGTTCAGACGCTTTCTCGTAAGGGGTCGTTTTGGAAAACGCGCATGACGTTTAGCAACCTTCGCGGTAATGACAGAGCAGAGATGCAAGCGTTCATAGCTAAGATGGATGGTCAAACGCATCGTATGAGGCTGGAAGACTACGGCAGGGTGCGTTATGGCGCGGCCACTTCACCGCAGTCGGTCTTAGTCAACGGAGCCGGGCAGACAGGATCGTCAATCAACCTGGATGGAGCGACTAATAGCGTCACTAACTTCTTCAAGGCTGGTGACTATATGTCGTTCAACAATGAGCTGCACATGGTGACGGCTGATGCCAGTTCAAATGCTAGCGGGCAAATCGCAGTAAGTATCGCCCCACCAATACGAAAGGCAACTACGAACGATGATGCTGTTCAGATATTCGCTCCGCTTGGGGTGTTTATGATGACTAATACTCCGCGATGGTCTACAGAATCAACGTATATAAGCTCAATTACGATTGAAGCGATAGAGGATGTCTTGGCATGAGTCGGGGCTTATCTACGGCAGTTGTAAACGCACTTAAAGCGGATGTTGTTCGTCCTATTACGTTCGCAAAGCTCGACTTCTCAAGTAGCACGTTATATCTACATGACAGTATCGGCACATTTACTTGGGGCGGTAATGACTGGCTAGGTGTTGGTGATTTTGGTTCGGTGTCTAGCATCGAAGAAGGTGCTGACATAGCGCCTTACAGTATTACTCTGACGCTATCAGGTATCGACTCTACGATTGCCGATATTGGCACAGCAGGAACTGAAGACTATTTCTTACGTGATGTAGACATCTATCTTGGGTTGCTCGACGAAGATGAGGCTCTGTTAGAAGATCCTAATAAGATTTGGTCTGGCTTCATGGATGTGATGACTCTTACGGCTGGATCGCAAGGCAATGATGTAATTCAGCTTACGTGTGAGTCTGAGATGGCTAAGATCAATCGGTCTCGCAACTTAAAGTACACTCACGCAGAGCAACAACGCGCTAACTCCAGTGACCTTTTCTTTGAGTACCTTCACGAGATAGCAGGCGCTAAGATACTGTGGAAAGACAGCAACAGCGGGAACTTGGGTGTTGGTAGTGGAAGCAGTGGCGGCGGAGGTGGCGGCGGTGGCGGCAGAGGTGGCCCAAGACCAGATCCAGGCGACCTCCCCTAGTATCTTTGCCGCGCTCAATCGCTGGCAAAAGGGAGAGTTTCAATACGGCACGCGAGATTGCGTAGCTTTCACTGTGTTCATGATTCGAGAACTGCATGGCGTTGATTACCGTGATGAGCTTATGTACGCCACGGAAGAACAAGCCTACGAAATCATTCGAGCGCACAATGGATTTATGAATCTCATCGACAGTGTTCTTGGTCATCCTGTTGACTATCCCACGGTTGGTCATCCCGTAATGTGTGATTTACCTCGTATCGGACTGCTGATGGGGTTAAAATTGGGGGAGTCAGTGGCCGTCGTCACTAAGCGCGGACTCACGACGATTTCAGATAGATACATCGTAAGGAGTTGGGAATGCCATCAGCAGTAGCCGCTACAGTAACCTTTTTGAAAGCCGTAGGAGTAGCCGTAGCTGGCGTAGGTGTTTACGGCCCTACTGCGGCTCTTGTTATTGGTACTGCCACGGTAGTCGCGGGAGCTATAGCGGCGCAGAAGCTCATATCATCTTTATATTCTGTTCCTAACCTTGATAGCGACAGCAGTCGTCAAGCTACTGTTAGAGGCACTGTAGAGCCTCAGAAGCTCATTTACGGTGAGGCTCTAGTATCTGGCCCTATCAGCTTTGTTGGCGTGTCAGGCACCGATAATCGCGATCTATATCACTCTATTGTTTTGGCTGGTCATCCTTCTGACTCTATCTCAGATATCTACTT